ATTGACTCGCTGCGCTCGCCCTGCGGGCAGCGTCGCAGGCTCCGCTGTCCAGCGTGCTTCGCCCGCTGTCGAACCCCGGCGGGGGTTCTCATACCCCTCTCATCGAAGAATATGTAAAAAAAATGCCTGAACGTCAGTTCAGGCATTTTCTTGAATTTGTGGCGGTGAGAGGGGGATTCGAACCCGCGTTCATATCTTCGTAACCTTCTGATATTAAATAGCTTCATAAAAGGATCCTTTTTCACGTGCACTACACGTGCATTTTTCTTTAAATTGCCCCGTTATTCGCTTCCGGTTTTGATCCCCGGCCTCGACAGGTGCCCATCGTAATCGACCAGGTACGAGCCGTAGTTTCTGAACAGCATGTCCGGTCCTTTATGCCCCATTTGCTTGCATAGCCAGAACAGGTTGGCCCCTGAGCTGATATGCATCGTCGCGAACGTGTGACGCGTCTGATACGGGTTGCGATACCTGAGCTTTGATTCGCGCATGATGATGCGCCACGCCTTTTGGCGAATAGCATCTGAGCCAGCCCACGGCTCGCCGGTTCGCGGATCTTCGAATACAAACTCGCTCTTCAGCTGCGTGAACTGCTTCATGATGCTGAGCGCCTCGATCGCCTCCTCGTTCAAATCTATCTTCCTTGTGCCGGCGCGCGTCTTCGTTGATTTCTCCACCCCCTCAACAACGGCGTTCTGCACAAACGCCGTCTTCCTCTCAAAGTCTATATCCCGCCATCGCAGAGCACATAATTCGGAAGGGCGAACGCCGGTGTTTAGTGCAAACTGGAATGTCGCCTTCCACTGTGGGTAGAGGCAGTGCATATAGATGATGCTGATTTCTGCCGGCGTGAACGGGTCGACCTCGTACTCCTCAGTGTTTCCATACTCGATGGAGAAGTAGCGAGATGCGCTGATGTGCGCGACAGGATTATCACTGATAAGCCCATCTGTTACCGCTTCATCAATGGCGCTACGCAAAAAGGACAGGCGATTTCGAATAGTCTTCAGCTTCGTCTTTTGCGTCGATACCCAGCTTTTTAGCGCCGCCGGCGTCAGCTCCGTAACGTAGATATTGTGAAGCACCCTGAGCGATCGCAGGCATTTCCTGTAGCCATCCAGAGTGGAGGGTGACAGGTTGCGGTTCTCGCTTATGACCAGGTACTCCTCAAGGTAATCCTTTACCGTTTTTTTCTTCTTCTGATGCCCGAACAGCGCGGCCTTTTTCGAACGGGGGAAGTACTGCAGGTAGTTAAAATCCCCCGACGCGATGCGGTTCTGAATCTCTCCCAGATACCGCTCGGCATACTTTATATTTCTCGCATTCACCTCCATCCCCGACAATGGCTCTCTGCACAGAACGCCATTAAACGTAAATGTCAGCTGCAGCGTTTCGCCAGTCTTATGGCGCCGCACGGTTATTCCGCGCGGTAAAGCGGATCCTTGCTGCTTCTTGCCCATCGGTTCACCTCTTCTGTATCTATCCAGCGCTCCCGGACGCCGTCCACTTTTAATACGTGAACTCCCATCCTCCAGATCTTCCTTTGTATCCGTTTGTTAATGGCTTCCTCCGATTCTCCTGTGGTTTGGCAGTATGCTGAAATGGGCATTACATCAAGGCTCATATCTACTCCTTTGGCGGCCATAGCCAGGCCAGCACGATACAAATAAAAAGGGCCAGATTAGTGATAATCCAGCCCATGTCGGCTTCTTTCTGGTGGCTGTCATGCGGCGCGCTCGTCGGCCGGCTCCCGGTCGGACAATAATTTCCTTCCGATCGCCATCAGCGTGTCGCGCGAGACATACCCGGTTATTCCAAAATCTGAGGCGAACGGGTTCCAGATCAGCAGCATCGAGCCCTTGTTGTTGCCATTGACTGGTTTGCCGGTATCAGCGCGAATAAACGAGAGGCGGCCGTCAATAATGAAGCGCACCTCGGTGCATGAGTTTCGTGCCAGGCTGAACCAGCCGACCGAAGTGTCAGCGGGAACAAGCATCACGGTGCCGATCCCTTTGCGACACTCTTCCGCGGCTTTTTTCACCCAAGGAGAAATGTCGCTATAGGGCGGATTGCACCAGGTGATCCCCAGTGGCAGTTGTCCGGCCCAATCCTGCGCCAGCGCATCATCCTTTTCGGTGAAGTAAACCGGCAACAGGTGGTTCTCTGCGCTGGCGGCCACATCGGCCACAAAGCGAAACTCCCGCTTCAGCGCTGCGAATATCTCCGGCGGCGTCTGCCAGCTGTCGCGATGCTCGGGCGGAGTTGTGCTGCCGCCATAATCGCCAATAGTTTTCACTACCGGCAGGGCAGCGGCTATGCGTTCGCCTATCCATCGCATTACCGGAACGGCCATGCTATTACCAATCGACCGGTATCGTGGACCGTCCGGGCAGTTTTCAGTTTCTTTGCCGCGCCAAGGGATTTGCGTGTGATTATCCGGAAAGCCCTGCAGACGCTCACACTCAACCGGAGTAAGGCGCCTGACTTCCATATTCACCAGCGCGTGAGGCTTATCGCCACCGCCACTTGAGGCACGCAGACAGTTGGATAGGTCATCTCCCATCTCTGCAGTAGCACCGCCTTCCCGGCCTCTAAGCGATATGCATATTGCTGGTGGGTTTCCGGCGTTCGCATGGCTCCCACAGTGCCCGCCGGCGCGAAGCGTTGGGCAAATCTCAGGTGCCGCATCACCGCCAAAATCCTTACTGCTGAAGGCGATCGCGGTTGGGTTGCGTGACATTAGCGCTGGTGACAGGTCTCCTGTTGATGCAGCTTGCGTTCCGCTCATACGCTCCGGGAAGGCCAATGCAAACGTCTCCACTTCAAAGTCTTGCCGCTGCCCTTTGGCCGTCAGGCAGGCGGCGACATCAATGGCTCCGCTGCGGTTTCCTCCACCGAATGCTGCGAGCAGGTGTCCCGCCTGTCCTTGATTGTCGTCTGCGCCACACGTTCCAACGCCGTTTGCAGTAAGGGCGGCAACTGACGCCCCCGTTTCCCTGCTCGGCGGAGTATCCCGGCGCATGCTGTTGAGCTCAAAAAGTACTGCTGAGGGATCAACTCCGTCTCGAGCACTTGCGACAACGAACACACGGCGGCGGCGTTGGGCCACTCCGAAAAATTGAGCATCAAGGACTCGCCAGGCGATAGCCCTTTGTGGTCCAGACACACAACCAGCGTTTGTCCATTTTCCCCCTGCTGGCTGGATCTCACTGCTTTCTCCGGCAAGTCCTGCCAGAAAGCATCCGAAGGCGTTGTCTTTACTGCTGAGGACGCCTGGGACGTTTTCCCAGACGATAATGGCAGGTGGCTGTTCATTGTCGGTTCGTCGCGTGTCGATTGCATTGGCTAATTCCACGAATGAAAGAGTTAACTGGCCGCGTGCGTCTTCGAGTCCGTTTCGAAGACCGGCCACTGAAAAGGCCTGGCAAGGTGTCCCCCCAACCAGAATGTCCGGGGCTTCCACTTCGCCAGTAGCAATCCGCGCTGCGATGGCTGTCATGTCACCCAGGTTACTCACTTCAGGCCAATGGTGCGCCAGCACGGCAGAAGGGAAGGGTTCTATTTCACTGAACCATGCAGGTTTCCAGCCCAGTGACTCCCAGGCAGCACTGGCAGCCTCTATGCCACTGCAAACAGAGCCGTATTTCACTGTCTTATCTCCTTATCAACCTGCCGCACATAGAAGGACAGCCAGCGTTTTGCTGGAAATGTGCCTGGCGGGAGGCATTGAACGGTTTTGGCGTGTTTATCGAGAAGGGTGGTTATGATGCGGTCGTGCTCCGATCGCGGCTTTCCTTTGGTCGCGATCAGAATGTCGGCGCGGCATTTCCGCGCCACCGAGCGAAGTGCGTTTTCTGCTTCAGGGCTCATGCGAACTCCGGTAAACGAGAAAGGTTGCGGGTGCCGGTAATTACGGTCGCAGCCATGGTTGTGCGACGGGTAATGACCTCAACCTGATAGTGTTTGCCGCGATAGGCGATGGAATAGGTGATGTGATGGTGCTTGTTGCCCTCGCCATACCTGGCTTTATGCGCTTCCAGTGCCTTACTGGCGACGACGATGTGGGCAGGTTCGGTGTCGCCGTAGATGCGTTCTTTCATAGATTTCAGGCGTAAAAAAACCGCCTCAGTGGGCGGCTTTATCATCAAGATATTATTGATTCATGAATCGTAGACGGGTCATCTACCTGCAAAAATATTTGAGCGTCTCTGTATATATCCCTGAGGTCTTTATCATGGGGTTTCATGCCAACTTTTTTCAAAGCTTCAGCATTCTCAATCTCACCTAACACGCCAGGCCTTAAATGCCTTATGAAAAAGTCAGTTAATATTTGCCTGTCACTATCACTAACATGGGATGAAGTGATTGATTTCTCTGCATAGAAACAAGCTGCCGCCATCTCGCTTACTTTCTCGATCGTCTCAACAACATGAGAGTCTTCACCTATGCAGTTATTGCATCTTTCAGATAATCGAACCAGTTCATCCATTATTCTGGATATCTCATTTTGTCTTTCAGTTCTTTCAAGGGCCAGCTTTGAAATGTCTGTAGACTTTCTCGCCTGATAAGTGGCGTATGCCGCAAAGATAGCTGAACCAAGCCCTCCCAGAGAGGAGATTAGGCTTATGTAATCTTCGTGATGCCAACTCAATCCTTTAACTCCTTCTGATAAACCGGATCAGTGCCGCGCGGGAACTTCGTCGACTCTTCCCTATAAAACTTTAGACGCTCTTGAAAGTAAGCGCGCAACGGCTCCGGCTGCTGCATCTCTACTTCATACGCGATCACAGGCATATTTATCCGCTCTTTATAAGCAATGCCAGATGCCGCCAGTTCGACGTTTATCCGGTCGCGCTCTTCTTTGTTGGCGAAGTCTATGTGAAATTTAATTCACGTCTTCTAACTCAATGAAACCACCCCAAACCCTCATTCTTATTATCTCTTCTATTTTGTAAGCTTTTGAGATTCTGCCTCGTTCAAACTCACTTACTCTCATGAACGGCTGGTGGTTAATACCATTAATAGCAATTTCATTAGATTTATCATCTATCAGCTGATAGTTCGGCCTGATGCCTTCGCCTGTCATGCCAATTCTAACTGATTCAGCTTTGTGAAAACGGGCTGCTTCAGCCATACCTTCGACATGTCCAGAAACCCACTTACTTACTTCCATTTTATTATTCATAGTTTAACCCCATTTTTTATATCTAGCTGCGCTTAAAAATAAAGGATTCTGCTTCAACCTTACTCCTACTTGGTCAAGGGCATATCCTTGATTTTCCATAATCTGCCGAACCATCTTTCCTAGCATTTGCTTAATGCGGTCGTTTTTTACTTCTTCACCAAATGCCTCTAACAGGCTTGGTTGAAGTGGCTCAAGAGCTGGCTTAGAAAGATATGTTGCAGTTTTCATCATTAGTAGCGCTTCTGGGGATATAAGAAAATTCCATAACGCTTTTCCTAATACGGTATCGGCAATATCAGAAAAACTTCCAGCATCAAATTCCATTCCGTCCTCACATGTTGTTTTGTATATGCTATATATGACATGTAATAAATGACGCGTCAATGGTTTCGATGAAACCCTTTGACCATCCTTTTATGCAACGCCAGACTACCTGCGCCCAGAACGAAATCGAACGCCGCAACGGAACGCCTTTTTGCATACCAATTCATAAGAGCGATTAAGCTGTCGGGCTATCAGTTTGGGTGAGGTAGTTGCTGCAAGTTCTTTCAGAAGGCCTCTCTCATCGTGCGACCAGCGGCGGCCAAAAGTTAACTGATTGCCACGACGCCGGTATTCAGGTGATTGCATATTCACCTCTGTGATTAGCCAATAGCCTCTTCAATTTCCGCCTTGCGCAGCAGGTAAACATCGGTGGCTTTTTCGAGTGTCTCAGCCTCCTTCGCCAGCATTCGTGCCGCGTATTTGTAGCAGCGGTCCAGACCGGCCACGTTTTCCGCTTCAGCTGCAGCGGTGGTGAAATCGGCAAGCAGCTCGTCCGGCGTGCGCGCTGGTGCACTGGTAATCGTCGCCGGGTTAATTTCGCGCTCGGGCTGCTGCGTTTCGGGCTTGCTGTTAATCAGGTTGTTCAGATCCGCACGGCTGCGCGCCGGGGTGATGTCGCGTTCCGCGCGCTGCGCCGGCTCAAACTCATCCGGGGTGTAAACGCCGAGAATCACGTCAGGGCAGTAGAGGCGCGCCCAGTATTTGACGGCCAGATAAGCCAGCTGCTGCTTCGGCGCCGTTTTCCAGAGCGGAGAGTTGCGGGTGGTCACGAACTCCAGATACAGCGGCTCGCCCCAGGTGATTTCCGTCTCGCCGCGCAGCACGGCACCGACCCGGACAAACAGACCGCGTTCATTTGCCGCGTTAGCCGCGCCGGGCTTAAACTTCTCCCAGTCGCCACCGTACTCATATTTGAAGCGACCCTGTACGGCCGTAGAGCTGGTGATGACGGCGTTTACCAGTTGTGCCTCGTAACCCAGCGTGCCGTTAACGAGATGCGTTTTCTGCGCTACTGCATAGGGGTTCATGCCCCACTGCGCAGCCTGCAGCGCGATAGCGAGACAGTCGGCCGGCTTGCCCGCCAGATGTGCCGGAACAGTGGCTTTTCCCAGCGCCATCACTTCAGCGAACGCCTGCAGCTTCTGCAAGCCGGTAGGGCTGAAAATTGCCGCTTTGGTGTCGGCCTCGTTGACAGGCGCGTTTGTGATTTCGTTGCTCATGCGTAATCCTTCCTTTTGGCCCAGTCCGGGCGCGTGATTTCTTCAATGCCGCCCCAGTTACCGGTCAGCATGCATTCGTGATAGGTATTCAGGTCGCGGCGGAAGAGGTCGTAGCCCACGGCAACATCGTCCTCCTGCAGCTGGAAAGTGCGCACCGGATACCGGCCGCAGTCGATCGACTCGCTGACGGCGATGAAAACGAAAAGCGGGTATTCGCCGAAGTGCTTGCTGAAGCCTTCGCGGTAGTAGGCGTCCTGAACGTGATAGCGAAACTCTTCGACGTGGCGAGCGAAGCGGGACATATCAGCCACTTTCTTCACGTCGACGATGACGGGCTGACCAGAGAGAAACTTATCTGGCCGGATCCGGCAAAGCTCGCCGGTCTGCTCATCGTTCCAGTAGATGGACGCCTCTTGATGGCCTTCAGCTTCCAGCAGCCAGCGCGCGGCCGGGTGGGCGAGGGCGCTGGCACGCATAAGCTTCAGTTTGCGGCCTTCCTCGGCATCCATCACCGTCATGCCTAGACCGGCGCAGTCCTGCAGAAAGGCTTTTTCGTTCGCCTTGCCTTCATTGGTCCGGCGGTTAAATTCGGGAGCCACGATGAAGCGGTGATCAAACTCTTCAGGTTCCAGCAGCAGGCAGTGCAGGGCTGTGCCCATATCCAGTGCAGATTTCTTCTCTTCGTCCTCGGGTGCTTCTTTGCGCCACTGAAAGATGGCCGGGTTGATCGCGATGTCGTCCAGCTGCGATTTGCTGATGCCGGGGCCGCTGTGGTACGACTCGTTACTGATGTCGTAATAGATGCCGGGCTCCATCACGCCACCTCATCGAAGCTGTGTCTGCTTTTCCAGATGGCGATCGCCATGTGCCGCTTAGCAACTTTCACCAGCGCATCGCGCAGGAAATTTTCAGCGGCTTCGTACTGCTCGTCGTCTTGGTCGACCAACTCGGCAGCGGGATAATCGAAATGCTTCGGCAGAAACGCACACAGCGCCGTCATCAGCGGGTTAATTTTGTGCTGGTCCATCATCGCGTCGACTTCATCGCCGATGCGCTCTAAATCGGTTTCGGAGAGGTTTTTCATGATCTCTTCGACTTCCTGTTTTGCTCGCCATGAAAGTTTCACTGGTGCGCTCTCCGTAACAACAGCATTGCCATGGCCCACTTCGCGCTGTCGCCGAACAGATGGGCCTCTCGTGAAAGCTCCTGCGCTTTCTGGAAATAGCGAATCTTCATCAGGGTCTCCCTGGCTGTTTCATGGTGTCGGTCAGCCAGCGGCAGATAGTGCGCAGGCGTTCCGTTAAGCGGGTTAACTGGGAAGGATAAAGCTGAGCGGCATCCACGATGGTGCCGCCCGCGATCGCAAGATTCATCGTGGACATCCTTAAATGAGTTGGGGTGGTTTGGTTAAAAAAATGGCCCCTGCATTCCTGCAGGAGCCAAAGGCGAAAAACTCTCATACCGCATTGCGGCTCATTGCACGTCTGGTGCAAATGCACCGTCATGACCTGTCGTAACAGGCCATTGCGGTGTCACTTAAACCACTGGGACGCCAGATAAGCCGCGCCCGCGATTTTGTGCTCATGCTTCGGCTCGTAATCAACGAGGCAGGCCTTGATATTCAAAAGCGCCAGGTTGAGGTTTACGCCTTCCTTAGCAGTCGGGTATTCGCTCTTATCGAGTCCGTTAAAGAACCACTGACTGATGAACTTGTTCCAGCGATTCCCCATCTCTTTGAATTCGCCAGGCGTGTCGTTATAGGCCGGGAGGATTTTCATAGCTTTGCCGCCGAACACGATGTCGAGGCGGTTGATTTCAATCGGCTGCTGCATCACGTATCTCCTGAATTTGGGCGTAAAAAAAGCCGCTTATGCGGCTTGGAATCCTGTCACCTCAACCCGGCAGATGGGGTAGGTGTGCAGTTGCTTTTCAGCGATGATTTGCTGAGCTTCTTCCATGCTGGCGACGTCATCGCAGAACTTAATGTTCTCTTCGCCGTCATCCCATTTGCCAGCCAAAATCGTGTAACAGAGATTCATGGTTCCTCACTTAATGATGTGCGTTGCGTCTTTGCGAACCTTGCGATGCCCGGCGCTGTAAATCGCTACGGCGGGCAGGCACATGGCGCCATCTTCGTGCTTTTCGCGAGGGCTCGGCGCTGATACAGCGCGCGAAACGCGCTCGGCGCTGACGTCAACGCGGGCTTTACCTTCAGCCGCTTCTGCACGGCGTTTTGCGATCAGTTCGCCACGCTTGAGGTAGCGACGGCTGACGCTATTGGTAGCTGCAAACATATTTACCTCCGGTAATTGGCTTAGGTGATTGGATGGCCGGTGCTGTTAACTCATTCGGCATACTGGTTAGAGCGCCCGCACTACCAGTGACTCTGTCTTGAGGCGCCGGTTGGCTACGGCTTGCCATGGGCACTGTGTATACATCGGTCGCGCATCAGCCTGCGCATTCATCCAATCCCAAAGCCAACTGCTCTTTGGTCTCCCACAAGGGCGGGAGAAATAAACCCCATCAATGTTAAAGAGCGATCCAACATCCTGTTGGTTACTGCGTCCTGCTGATGGAAATAATATTCACATATTGTGATTTAATGGTCAATCACGATTTGTGTATAAAATGCGTTTAACACGTTATGTGTATGATTTTGGCGTGAATTTATTTTTGGCGGTGATCGGCAGGCACAAAAAAGCCCGCCACTCGAGGAGAGATGACGGACAACGTGGTAGGAATTTAGTTGTTGATGTGTTCATAGCTGGCATCCGAGCCAGTAATGGTCAGGTTAGCAGTGGTCGCTATATGTGCAAGCGTAAGCGGTTGATTAAATTAGCGTTGCGTTTATAAAAAAGCCCGCACGAGGCGGGCAGAGATGCTGTATATAGTCTTTTTTAGCCCTTGGGGCATGTCTCTTTGGACACTATGTTATCGGCATGGAAGCCGTGAGCTTTAGAGATGGGCACAAAAAGCCCGCTCAATGGCGGGCAAAGTGGTTCAGCACAGGGTTAACCTGCAAATCTCGTACAGCTAACGCGCAACATCCTGTATGCGTGTAGCCTTTACAGGTTAGGAGTGTGAGAGGTCTTGCGATGTGGGAATGGTCCTACAAGTCATGAAGTTAGGATTGTTCTGGCAAGAGGAGTTGGCTTAAAAAAGCCCGCTCTATGGCGGGCAAGAAGACACAAATTCCAATGGGGAAAGCCATCGCACACAGCAAATAATGTGCTTTCAAAGCATAGGCTACTGCCGCTACGTTGCTGTGAAACATAGCGTAGTAATTTTACTCGTCAGGATTACGTTAGTTGATGTACTGAAAAGAAAAAAGCCCGCTCAGTGGCGGGCTTAATGGAATTCTCTATGGCTAGATTTCAATATCTACAATAAAGAACTTGCTGATTGCGCCTTTCCTCACAGATGCTTTGGCGGTGATCTTGACCGCCGCGCTCTCATTGAGTCCGTGATTGAGAAATTTTGCCAGCGAAGCAAGGTAGGGGTTGTCAGAAGCAGATGCGGATGGATCGCTGATTAGGGCCGGGATACGCCTGTCCATATCATCACCTTGCAAAATGACCTTAGCTGTCATTTTGTGGGCATCGAACTCGGTGAGGTAGATTCGGTACTCACGCAGGCCGATAACTTCATCATCATCTAACTGATCGATAATGGCTTTATCTTCTTCGTTTATCACTGCCGGGTTAAATCCACCACCTGAACTGACGCTGATTTTGTTGCAGGTATTGCCAATCGGTGAAACTGCTTGCCTGACGGACGGACGCAACTCAGTAGCCATCTTGTCTATCACGGAGATGAGTCCATCGAGGTTCCTTTGTCTTTGTTTCCGAGAGCCTCAATGGCTTTCTCGAGCGCATCCTTAAGGTATTTCATTTCCTCTTTCTTTTGAGCGTTTTTAGCAAAAATATAGGGTATCAATGCACCAAGTATAGCCCCGGCAGATCCCGAGAACAATTGAGATTGAGTGATGAAATTCATAACAGTATCAAGGGTGAAGCAGTTCGCTTTTGCTTCTTTCGCATATACCTTAACTTCATGACCTGCCGAGTTCTTCGTATATCTTTGCGTAATCGCGAAGGTGCCAGCAGTTGCGAGAATTTTTGAGAAACCCTTTAAAGACTCACCAAGGCAGTTGAGTTCAATCTCATGCTTTTCAGCATCTAAGCCGTCGTATCTAAGCGAAAAGTTAACATCCCGAATACTAGTGTTTTCCATCCTTGCCTCTTTGTTTACCCGAACGTCTCTTCCGGCCACTGAGCCTTAACCACCTTGCCGATAATGCGGATGCTGTGGTCACAGTCCAGAATCCTGTAAGCAGGGTTCAGCGGCACCAGGTAACTAACGCCACCATCCAGCTCGTACTTCTTGAAGGTTGCCTCTGAATCGCCATTCGCCGAAGCAACGCAGAAGTCACCCGTTTCAACCGGTTCGGCCGGATCAACCAGAATCAGCATGCCCTCCGGGAAGCTCGGGCGGACGCCCTGTGGCGCTGTCATGGAATGACCTTTCACCTCTAGCCAGAAAGCGTTCTCACTGGCTTTCTTGGTTGTTGCCACCCATGCCTTAGCATCGCTCGCGGTATAGCTGCCTACTTCTGAGAAGGGTCCAGCCTGGACGTAGGCGAACAATGGGTATTCGTATTGTTTGAAAACAGAATCGGCCTCATCGCCAAACATGATTTTGGCTGGTGATACTCCAAGGGCTGAACCAAGGACTACCGCGTCGTCAGCACTTACCTTACGTGTGCCTAACTCATAATTCCCCAGACGAGACGGAGCTGCCCAACCGCAAAGTTTGGCTAGCTGTACTTGGCTAAGTCCTTTTGCTTCACGTAGGGATTTGATCCTTTCCCCGATTAACTCATGCATTGTTTTCATCCGATAAATTTACCACGGTTCGTGATTGCACTCCGTACACGAATTGAGGTTGACTGTTAATCACATTTTGTGTGTAATGGTTCTGCATTTAATGTTATGGAGGCTGCAATGAACAACATTGCTCAGCAGCGAAAAAAAATCGGAGTTTCGCAAGCTGTCCTGGCGTCAGCCATTGGTTGGGGTCAATCCCGTATCGCCAACTATGAGCTGAACATCCGTACTCCAAGCCTAAATGACTGCCGAGCAATCATTGAAGGCTTAAAAAAATTGGGCTGCAAATGCTCGCTGGATGAAGTTTTCCCACCGTCCAAAGACAAAGCAGCTTAAGCAACACCGCTCTTTAACACTCTGAAACCCGTCCCCGCCCGTGTGGGGAAACCTTAAGTGACTTGCTCACCGCAATGTCACGCAACTTATTCAACGAAAGAGATATTACGTCATGGAAATTGCAAGTTATCGCAAAAAAGCGCGAGAAATCGAAAGTCAGTTACTGAACAAACTGGCTGAACGCGGACAAGGAACTCTGGCGAAAGTGCTTGATATGGATGAAGCGACCATAAGCCGAATGAAGCGCAGATCGGGAATGCAGAAGCACAGCTTCTTCCAGATGATGAGCCTCGCTATGGCTTACCTCGATGTTGTGTCGCCGGAATCTGAAGTGGCGCAAAGACTGCTTCGCATTGAGCAGCTTCTTACCAAAGAAAAGGCCCCGAGCTGCGCGAACAGCTTCGAGGCCTGATGCGAAAAGACTGGATCAATTCACAGGAGTAATTATGAGTAGTTTATCACTGCATTACAAGGCCAAGGACAAAAACGGCACCGAGACAACGGTCAAAAAAACGTTTCTGGTTCCACTGGCTGAGCTGTATATCGAGCCGGGCTATAACGTCCGTGAAATCGATCCGGCGCACGTCGAAGAGTTTCGCGACGCGTTCATCGCCGGCGAGTTTGTCCCGCCCCTGGCTGTTCAGGTAACTGAGCAGGGAATCAAGGTAATCGACGGTCATCACCGCTATCACGGCGCGCTGCTGGCGACAGAAGCAGGCCATGAGATTGCGCGCCTGGAGTGCAAAGACTTTTCCGGTACCGAAGCCGATCGCATCGCGTTCATGGT